CAACTCCAGGTTCACGGCGTAGCGCGTATCGCCATGCAGGAACCGCACCGAGCCACCGCCGAAGCCCGTCTCGGTGGTGACGGGGAAGAGGCCGAAGCCGTAGCGGCGTTTTGATGGCCGAACCGCGGGGAAGCTGGCCATCAGTTCTGCAGGGTGATCACGCTGCTGCCGACGCTGAAGGTGGTGTTGCTGGTGGTGACGTTCCCGCCAAAGTCGTTGTAGAACACCAGCAGATCATTTGCCGCGGTGCCCGTGGACTTGTAAACAACGGCGCCCCTAGCGGTGATCGTGCTGCTGGCCCAGGATTCGGCAGCAAAGGTGAGCGTGGTTCGGTCGTTTGCGTTGTCGCGGGCCACGGTGCAGGTCACGGTCTTGCCGCCTGCGGTGTAGCCGCCGGTCGCCGCCACCTCATTGGTCACGTCGGCCCGGTCGGCGTGCGTGTCTTTGTTCGGGGTGTAGGTGCTGGTCACCAACATCATCTTGAACGTGTTGGTGTCCAGGTCGATATTGCCCCGGGCCAGGTCTTCGGGGAAGGAGTTGTAGATCAGGCTGGCCATGGTGGTCTGGGGTTTGGGGTCAGGCTAGGGATGGGGTTAGATTGCCTCGCGGCGGAAGGCGCGGACTCGGCGAGCCAGGGTTTTAGAGATGCTATTGTTAAGGCCTGTGGTAAAAAGTACGCTTGAACCCGTGCTACTGGTGGACGCAGTTGAAGACGACCAGTGCTCACTAGCTTGAAATCTCTCTGAACCTGTAGACCGGAATGCCGCTACTGATGTTTGAGCGGGATCAGTTGTCGTCCGGTTACTTGTTCGCTTTGGAACCGAATAATCATTAATACCGCTTAAAGTGTTGTTTAAGTCGGTCGTGGGCTTTAGCCCGTGGTATGCAATATCCAATTCATACCGAGCCGGCAAATACCAGTCGGAATAGCCGCCAATGGTCAGTTCCGTGCAAAACTTAGCCGCAGGATGATCGTTTATGCCAGCGGTCACCATTGCAGCGGTATTTGCAGCACCATCAAAGACACTAGACGTCCCCGTCGTTAAGCTAGTTGTCGTCTTGTATTGCAGCATCGTCGTCAACGTGTAACCCGTCCCCGTCGCCCCCGTCGCCGCAGGCGCCACAATCAACCTATGCGTCGCCACACCATTAGCCGTGTGCGAGATGTAGCCAGCAAAGTATCCGCCGCCGTATGCGTCTCCGATGCTGGGCTCAACCACACCGCCATCAGCCACCCCGGCCACTAGGCTCAGTACGACTGTTTCGTTGATGCCTTCTGCTCCTAAGTTGAGCGCATCCCCGGTGAATACGCTTAAGGCGATGCCTCCAGTTGTGAATCCGCTGGCGGTGCTATCACCTATCACTTCGCCAGCCGTCAGTGATAGAGCGATTGCTTGATTCAGTCCGTTTTGCGCACTAAACGCAGCTCCGGCAGACAAACTGAGCGCAACCGTCTCGGAAATCCCTACCACATATTCGCCGCCATCAGCAGCCCCAGCCGACAATCGCAGCGAGACGAACAGTTGAGCTCCAACCACACTGGCGGCCGATGGCGGCACCGTCTCCAGTGTCAGGCTGACGTTGTGGCCGCCGCAGGGTAGATCCTCAACACTCCCTGGCCCTGCGTACCGCCACAGATAGGTGCCCGGAACGTAATCGGTGATACTGCCGTAGCTGACCACCTCTGCGGGCAATGGAAACGATCTGAACTCTCCACGTCGGCCGTTGTAATGGTTCCAGATGTCGAGCATCTGAGCCTGGGTCAAGCCCAGAAAAGACAGCCGCAATTGAGCCGCAAGAAACACATTGCTGTGCCTGACGCGATTCTGTGCGCCGCTGTAACCACTGAACGCCGTGGCGGGATACTCGCCAGGGGTGAAGGTGCGAGAGCTGGGGACCAGGGCGGGGAAGGTGCTCATTACGACAGCTTGGGCAGGTCTTCAATAAAGACAGGGTTATCTGGGTCGTCGGCAAATGTGATTTCTACGTTTCGAGATTCAGACCACTCCACGCTCTTGTAAAGCACAAACAGATTGGATCCGCCTAGGTTCATGACAATGGTTGAAGCAGGCTGAGAGACTCTTGTAACCCGGATGATCAGACCCGGCACACCGTAATTGGAATCGGTATCAACAAAACAAGTACGACCAGGACCGCCGGTAAAATCAACATTCTGAACTTCTATGGTTAGAACACCTTGCAAGGTTATGCTCTGTTCACCTCCGGCACTGGGGACAGGCGCGCAGGTAAACGGAGCAAAGCATTCGCAGAAAGTTGCCTCCGCGTCGATTATACCCTTAATGGTTAAATCTCTTCCGCCTGCGTCGTAGGTTCCGTCTCTTGATGGCGGGCTAGGGTCAGAATCAACTAGAAAGCATGGATCAGTGGTGTAAGACTCGCCCTCAAACTCATATTCAAACGAAACAGATCTGTAATTCCAATCGAATTCTCCCGCTGCATTGAGACCTAGCTCGCCTGGCGGGTAAACCGGAATAGAGAATCCAGTCGTCGGGACTCTCACCACGGACTCAGGGATCAGGTTCCCGTCAAGATCCAGGTTGCCGATCAGCGCAACCGTTGGAGTGTTGGCGGGCACGCCAACAGGCGGCTGCCCATCAAAGAAGTTCTGAGCAGGATTCGGGCAGCCCAGCAACACATTGGGCCTGCGGTCGAGTTCGTCGTCGGGGTCAGTCTCAGGCTCCGGCTCGCCGGTGCCGCCGCCACCGCCGCCGCCGCCGCCGCCACCGCCACCGCCGCCACCACCGCCGCCCGGATCAATCGGCGGGATCTCGCCCGGCGGATCCTCATCTGGAATCAGGAACTCGTCATCAGGTAGCGGCGTGGTGTCATCAAACCCGTTCACGTCGCAGCCCACGCCGGTGAAGTTGCAGGCGAAGAATGTCATGCTGTCCTGAGCGTTTGCCACGTCCACGGCAATCAGGCTCTGGAGGTCATCGCCCACCGGGGCATGGCTGCACTCGTACTGCACATCGCCGGCCAGGGTCTTGGTGATCCGCTCCACTTCGTAGTAGTAGTCATGGAACCCGGCGGAGCCACCGAATGGATTACGCGCCAGTCGCACCCGCACCAGGCTGCCCTGATTGACCAGGGTGTTATGGGACTGCGGGCGCACCTTGAACCGGATCGTGTGGGTGCTACGCACGCGCTTGGAGAGGATGTAGGCACCCACCCTCACGGCGTGCTCTTCCCTGGTGCAGAACGCCGACAGGTCGTGCGACTCATAGGGGCCATTCGGCGCCGTGCCCGCGTACCTCACCTCAGTGGTGCGAATGATGCTCGGGCAGTCCTCGAACTCCTGCCGCCAGATCATCTGCGCCACGAACGGCTGGCGGGTGTTCCAGCTGGAATACCTGATATCAACCGATCCAGGGATCACCGGGTCGTCGGTGAACGTGTAGGCCCGGGTCTGGTTGAAGGTGTTGATCGCTCCGTTCTCAAGGGTCGGCAACAGTGGCCTCAGCCCGAGTTTGCCGTTGATCGTCGTCAGCCGGAGCAGGTGATACTTCCCCCACCGGCTCATCAGGTCGGCGAAGTTCACCGACTCGCGCAGCCAACAGTTCGTGGTGAGGTTGTTCTCAAACAGGAACTGGCTGGCCGCGGCAATCGAGCTGGTGTCAATCAGCGACTCAGGGATCCTGGCGGAGCGCTGCATCAGCCAGTAGGCCAGATCAGCGAACGAGTCGCTACTAGCCGATGCCTGATCATCCTGCCAGCGCTTGACCTGCATCCCGTTGCGCACGAACACATGAACCTGGCGGTTCCACACGTCGAACCCATCCGGGATCGTGACCTGAAAGGCCATCGTCGAGATCCCCGGGTACAGGCCCACCGTGCCGCAGTAATACGACGCCTCCGGCATCGTGTAGCCCTCCCGGGCAACGATGAAGTTCCCCGGCTCCCAGGTCCCGGCCCGGCGGTTGTAGGTCTGCACAGCACTGCCCACCCGGCACTGCTGCTGGAATACGTCCCGCACCTGGAGCTGGCCAATCTGGCCCTCGCTCAACACCAGGTGGTAGAACGCGGTCACGGCGTTCTCTTCGTCGTTCTCAAACCGGCACTCGGTAGCGCCTGGGGAAACGAACACGCCGCCGTAGCCGTTGCGCTCACGACCGAACACGATCGGCACCGGCTCACCGATCACATGCGCCCGCTGTGGTTGGTCGAAGACGTTGGCGCCACTTGCGCCGGTCTGCGCTGCCGGCGTCGGCACTTCGCCGGCCTGGATCGCCAGCAGGGGCAGGGGATCAATGCCGCGGAGGAACGTCATAGCCGGCACCCCGCGCCCATGATCGCCGTGGTGAGCACCCGTGGCGGCACGGTGGCGCCGACCGGGGCCAAGGCGCTGCCGAGCTCAAGCACGAACGCAGTCACCGTTGCCGACGCGCCCACTACCTGCCCGTTGAACTGCGCGATCAGTTCCTGCGTGGCGATCGGCCCTGCCTGTGCCTGGAAGTCATCGAACTGGTAGATCTGCAGCTCCGCCACCCAGCCGGCCGCCAGCGCCCGCTCACAGCTCACCACGGCCCGGGGTGTGGCAGGGAGCTTGACGCTGATCGATTGCTCCGTGCCATTGTCGCCTTCGACGAACCCGTCAGCCATGAACTCCACATAGTCCCACTGCTGGCTGCTCCAGGTCACGGGCGTTGACCAGAACGACTGCCAGCGCTCACGCACGATTCCCGATGCGTCGGTGAGCTTGAGGAACTGTGCTTGTGCCCTGGCCATCGCTCAGCTCCACCCCAGCGCGGTGCGCGCCTGTGGTGTGCGCAGGGTGCCCACCACCTGCTCAGCGACCTGCTGCAGGCCCCGCTCGAAATCATCCATCGAGACCCAGCGGGAGCCGTCCTGCTGCTGCATCACCGGGCCTGTGGTGACGTTGATCTGTGGGGGTGCAGAACCGGATTTGGAGCGGCTGGAGGCACGCGAAGGGATCACGTCAGCGCCCCGGGCCCCCGCCAGAAAGCGGGAGCTGGCGGCCTGCATCTTGCTGGCGGGGATAATGTACTCATCCTCTCCACCCTCGCCCACCATTGCCAGGGTGGGGCGGGTCACAACGGCGCCCTGAGCGAAGGCGGGGACGGAGACGTAGCCGAGCTGGG